CGGCGCACACGACACGCACATGATCCGCACATCACACGCACACGTATCGAAGTGCGCGCACATGTTGACACCGGCGTGCACACGCCCTACAAATCACCACAACCACGAATCCCTCCGAGATTCTAAGCCCCGACGCGATGTGCGCCGGGGCTTTTTCGTTTCCGCATTGCGGCCGGCAGAACGCGCCAACCATGCAGCGTCGTGAGACGCAGCGGCGCTGCGACTTACAAAAGACGTTACCCCCTAGATCGATACGCCGGCCCACCTCCCCGGGCCGGACGTCGCGCGTCCGCCGCATCCTTTTCAAGGCATGAGCCTTTCTCGCCACCAAGGAAAAGCCCATGTCCGAAGACTCACCCAACACCCAGCTCGGGGCTCTACAGCGTTTCGGTGAGGCTGCCGCCGTGCGCCTGGCGTGGATCGTTGCGAAGGTACTCGTCACAGCGACAGTCACCGGATCGATAGCGCTGGCCACGGGTTACATACGAGACATGCGCGATGACATCAAGGTCGCAAGGCAGAGCACCGAGCAGCTGACGCTCGATCAGCACGACACCACGATCCAGGTGGCCAACCTGCAGAAGGTGAGTGACGCCACCGTGGTGGCGCTGCAGCAGATCGACGGGCGAGTTCGGCAGACCGAGTTCGACGTCGGCTACCTGAAGCAAGCCGCTACGCAGGAAGTTCAGCGATCGAGGCCGGTCCAGTGAATCGTCGCCTAGCTGCCGTCCTATTGCTCGCCCTGGTGACCGCATGCGCCGCCAAGCCGAAAGCGATGCCGCCGCCAAAGCCTTCGCCGAGCTCGACCGTCCGCGTTGAGTTGCCAGTGCCGGTATGCCCAGCGCCGGTCGTGACAAAGGTGAACACGTCAACGCGCAGGAACGCTGCCGACTGGAAGGCCTACGCATTGAAGCTCGAGCAGCTGCTCGGCATTGACCACGACGGTGACACTCCATGATCAAGCTTGTAGATAACTGGCGCAGTGCCTGGAAGTGGGCGTCGGTGCAGCTGAGCGCCGTATCCACGACCACGCACACGTTGCTGGCGTGCGTCGTCGGCGGAATGAAGCTGGCACTGCCGCTGGTCGGCATTGTGCCGCTCCGGTGGGTGTTCATCGCCGGCGCCGTTGTCTCGGTAGCCACCTTCATTGGGCGCCTGGTCACCAAGAGGCCCAAGGCCGATGGCTAAGCTGGGGAAGACATCGTTCGCCGCTGCCGGCGCCGCATTGGTAATGGCCATCGTGGTGGCGCTTCCTGCGCATGAAGGCCGGAAGTACGTCCCGTATTGGGACAGTCTGGGTCACGTGTGGACCGTCTGCGCCGGCATTACCGGACCCGATGTCATCCCAGGCAAGACGTACACGCCCGCCGAATGCGACCGCCTCGAGGCGGCGTACGTCACGAAGATGCTCGGTTACATGGGTGGGTGCGTTCACACCGAGCTCGAGTTCTACGAGATCAGAGCGTGGGGCGACTTCGCCTACAACGTCGGCACCACGAACTTCTGCAACTCGACCGCCGCTCGCTTGCTCAACGCGGGCGAGAACAAACGCGCTTGCGCCCAGATTCCTCTCTGGTACCGCGCCGGCGGCAAGGATTGCCGCATTGCTTCGAACGGCTGCCCAGGCATTCCCGATCGTCGTGAATGGGAATACTCGCTTTGCACCGGAGATCAGTCATGAAGCCCGCGACGATCTTGGCCGCGGTACTCGTGGCGTTCGCCCTGGGCATCTTCATCGGTTGGCGCGCCGGCGGCTCCAGCAGCGCGAAGGCTGACGCCGCCGCGGCCGATGCTCGCACCGACGCGATCACGGAAAACGTGAACAAGGGTCTCGCCCAGCGGCAGGCCGACCTCACTAAGCAGCAGGGCGAATCGTTGGCCTTGCAGAAAGAGCAGGCCGGCACCCACGCCGCCATGACCGACATCCGTTTGGAGATCTCCAATGCTCGCTTCGATCCGCCGGCGAACGCTGGCGTCTGTCCTGATCCTGTCGGCAGTGACGATTTTGTCCGCCTGTACAACGGCGCGGCCGCGGCTCATCGAACCACCGGTGATCCCGCCAGCGCCAGCTCCCGCTGAATGTCTGAGGGCGTCGTTCGAGGCCTTCGCACCAGATCTGGCCGGCCTGCCAGGCACCTACCAGGCGCTCGCGCCAAAGGGTCGCGCCCAGGTCTTGCTGGACCTGAAGGCGTCCGATGCCGAGGCCTACAAGACCCTCCGCGCTCAAGCCATTCGCTGCTCCCGCTGACCTGACATTCCCGAACATGCCGCGATCCACGACCAAGACCACGAAGAAGCGCAAGCCGGCGGCCAAGAAGGTTGCCGGCAAGGCTGTGCACGCGCTGAGTCGCGTGGATCTGTTCGTGGCCGAGTACCTGGTCGACCTCAACGGCAGGCAGGCGGCGATCCGGGCGGGCTATAGCGCCCAGTCAGCACGGCAGACGGCGTCGGAGCTGCTGGCCACGCCGGAGGTGCAGGAGAAGGTCCAGGCAAAGATGGCCGAGCGAATGGAGCGCGTGGGCATCACGGCTGACGATGTCGTTAAGCGGCTCTGGTCGGTGGCCACCGCGGATCCGCGTGAGCTCATCGAGCTGCACCGCTCGTGCTGCCGCTATTGCTGGGGCAAGGGCAACAAGTGGCAGATGACGCCGCGGGAGCTTGAGGAGTCCAAGGCTCACCACGCGTCCGCAAACGCCGAGCTGGTCGCCGAGGGTAAGAAGCCGCGGAAGTTTTCAGAGCAAGGCGGCACCGGGTACAACCCGAAGAACGACCCGAACCCGAACTGCCCCGAATGCTTCGGCGACGGGATCGAGCGGATCATTGCGAAGGACACCCGCGATCTGTCCGCCGCAGGCCGTGAGCTCTACGCCGGCGTGAAGACCACGCAGCACGGCCTAGAGATCAAGATGCGCGGACAGACCGAGGCGCTCGTGCACGTGGGCAAGCACGTCGGCGCGTTCAAGGAACGGGTCGAGCTGACGGGTAAGGACGGTGGCCCGCTCTCGCATTCCATGGACTCCATCCTCGCCGCGATCGACGGCGCCGGCACAGGCTTGCCGAGGCCAGGCGGAAATGGCGGTAGCTGAGCGCATCGAAGTCGATGACGAGGCGGCCGCGCAGGCTCGCCTCACGGAGCTGCTCGCCGATCGCAACTGGCGCCTGAGGAACCTGTACCAGATCGTCGACAAGAACGGCGACGTCGTCCGGTTCAAGCCGAACGCGGTGCAGGAGTTGTTCCTCGCCGGCTTCCACAACCGCAACATGGTGCTGAAGAGCCGCCAGCACGGCATCACCACGCTGGCCGCCATCCTCGCCCTAGACACGGCCCTGTTCCGCTCGAACACGACGTGCGGCCTGGTCATGCACAAGCAGCAGGATGCCGAGAAGGTGTTCCAGGGCAAGATCCTGTTCGCCTACGACCGCCTGCCTGACTGGCTCAAGGCCGCGCGGCGCATCGTGAAGCGTGACATGGGCGGCGAGCTGGAGTTCTCCAACGGGTCGAAGCTGTACGTCTCGCTGTCCCACCGCTCCGGCACGCTGCAGTACCTGCACATTTCCGAATACGGCCCGATGTGCGCGTTCTACCCGTTGCGCGCGTCCGAGGTGAAGTCGGGTGCGCTGAACACGGTGTCGCCGGACGCCCTGGTCACCATCGAGTCGACGGCGCACGGCCGGATCGGCGACTACTACCAGATGTGCCAGCGCTCAATGCAGCTGGACAAGATGGTCAAGGCCGGGACCGCAGTCCTCACAAAGCTCGACTACCGGTTCTGTTTCTTTGCGTGGTTCCAGGATCCGGTCAACGAACTGGATCCCGAGGGCGTGACCTTCGGGTCCGAGATCCTCGAATACTTCGCCAAGCTCGAGAACGAGCACGGCATCCCACTCTCCGCCCGCAAGCGCGCCTGGTACGCGAAGAAGTCGGAAGAGCAGGGCGACAAGATGAAGCAGGAGCACCCGTCGACGCCCGAGGAGGCGTTCGAACAGGCGATCGAGGGTGCGTACTACGGCAAGGAGATGGGCAGGGCCCTCAAGGAAGGCCGAGTCACCGACCTGCCGATCATTCCGGGCGTGGCGGTGAACACGTTCTGGGACATCGGTATGTCCGATACAACCGCCATCTGGTTTCACCAGCAGATCGGCCCGTGGCACCACTTCATCGACTTCTACGAGAACTCGGGCGAGCAGGCCGCGCACTACGTCACGAAGCTCATCGAGCTCGGCTACACGTACGGAAAGCACTACCTCCCGCACGACGGGATCAACACCGAATGGGCCG